AGGTAAATAATGTCATCTTTAACTGCTCCCATCACCCTTTTAAGTGCTGTTACAGCAACTGGCGCATCAAAAGCTGTGCAAGCTGATGCTGGTCAACCTGCATTCTTGCAAGTTTCTGGTATCACCAGTGCAACTGTTGCATTACAAGGTAGCCTAGATGGAACAACTTACGCAACTATTGGCACTGCATTGACTGCTGATGGCATCGTAACCATTGCCAATGCTCCCAAGTATTTGAGAGCAAATTGCACTGTTTATGTCTCTGGAACTATCACGGCTAAAGTTCTTTATTAAGGAATTGCCATGAAAATGACCAAAGCGGCTAAAAAGGTTGGCAAAGTCATGCGTGAGTACAAGGAAGGAACTTTGCACTCAGGTTCCAAAAAGGGGCCAGAAGTGACTTCTCGTAAGCAAGCTATTGCCATTGCTTTGTCTGAAGCTGGCATGGCAAAACCCAAGAAAAAGGCCAAGAAATGAAACCCGGACTTTATGCCAACATCAATGCCAAACAAGCCCGTATCAAGGCTGGTTCTGGTGAGAAGATGCGTAAGGTAGGGGCCAAGGGTGCTCCTACTGCTGCTGACTTTAAACAAGCTGCAAAGACTGCAAAGAAAGTTAAAAAGGTGAAGTAGATGAAATCTCCTGTTTGGCAGACAAAAGCTGGTCAAAATCCAAAAGGCGGCTTGAATGCCAAGGGCAGATCATCTTATAATGCGGCAACTGGTGGGAGCCTAAAACCTCCCGTCAAATCAGGGGATAATCCCCGTAGAGCAAGTTTCTTGGCTCGAATGGGCAACATGGATGGCCCTGAGTTCAAGAATGGTGAACCAACGAGACTGCTTCTTTCGCTAAAAGCATGGGGTGCTAACTCCAAGGCTGACGCAAAGGCAAAAGCTAAAGCTATATCCGCAAGGAACAAGGCAAAAGCGAAATGAGAGCATTATCAGTTGGTGTTAGTCCTACAGCGGCAGTAGATACAACAGTCTATACCTGTCCAAAGGGCTACTATGCCAAATTCACTGTTATGTATATACACAATACAGGCGGCTCTACCAAGCATATAACTGTTCAATGGTATGACGCAAGTGCTAATACTACGCTTGATATATTGACTCAATACGATTTCACATCAAAACAATATTTGCAGTTTGATGGCAATGCCTACATTGTTTTAGAAGAAGATGACAAGATAAAAATAACTACTCAGTCAGCAAGCACATTCAGTTTTATAGCCACATTTGAACAAGAAGGGTTGACTAGAGCATGACACTACTAGAACTTGTCAACGATGTGTTGATCCGCTTGCGTGAGCCTGTTGTAACCACTTACAACGAAACCTCATATTCCACCCTGATTGCTAAGTTTGTCAATGACACTAAGCGTCAAGTTGAAGATGCCTTTAGCTGGAATGCACTTGGTCAAACAATCACCATTAGCACTGTTGCTGGTACATACTCATACGGCTTAACTGGTGCTGGACAGAAGTTTCAGGTGATGGATGCTATCAATGCAACAAGCAACATTGGACTTAAAAACACCACTTTTGTGGATATGAATCGTAAGCAGAACTTCTCTGTGGTTATGACGGGTATCCCAAGTGAATACAACTTTGATGGCGTAGATGCAAGCTACAACACCAAAGTAACGCTGTATCCAAGGCCAGATGGTGTTTATAGCCTCATGTTTGCATTGGCAGTTCCACAAGCTCCATTGGCGGCAGATAGCACTGTCATTCTTGTGCCTGATGTAGTTGTTGCTCAAGGTGCGTATGCAAGGGCATTGGTTGAGCGTGGTGAAGATGGTGGACTGTCTTCATCTGAGGCTTACACACTGTTCCGATCCATGTTGTCGGATTACATTGCCTTGGAGGGCAGTCGTTATCCTGAGAATCAAGAGTTTATTCCGCAATGACACAGCAAATCCAGACATTTTCTGTCTCAGCCCCAGGCTTCTTTGGACTGAACACACAGGACTCTCCGCTTGATTTAGCGGCTGGATACGCTGCGATTGCCACAAACTGTATTATTGACCAGTATGGTCGCATTGGCTCTCGCAAGGGTTGGTCAAGGGTAAATACATCCTCTGGCAACTTAGGCGCCAACAATGTTGGTGTCATCCATGAGTTAGTACAGACTGATGGAACTTTGACTGTTTTATTCGCTGGGAACAACAAGCTATTTAAACTGAGTGGCACAAGTGTTGTTGAATTGACCTATGGGGGGGGAGGGTCTGCCCCAACCATTACTGCAAGCAACTGGCATTGTGCTTCTCTGAATGGAATCACATATTTCTTTCAGACGGGTTATGATCCGCTGATATATGACCCTGCTGTAAGTACCACCACATATCGCCGTGTTAGCGAGAAAAGTGGTTATGTTGCGACTGCTCCACAAACCAACATTGTTATCTCTGCCTATGGTCGCTTGTGGACTGCTAGTAGCACTGCTGACACTGTAACTGTCTATTTCTCTGACTTGTTGGCAGGGCACATTTGGTCAACAGGAACTGCTGGTTCTTTGGATATTTCACGGGTATGGCCCAATGGGTCTGATGAGATCACAGGGTTGGCAGCTCACAATGGATTCTTGTTCATCTTTGGCAAGCGTCAAGTATTGATTTATGCAAATGCAACTACCCCATCAAGTCTGTCTCTGAGTGACACTATCAGCAACATTGGTTGCATTGCAAGGGACTCTATTGCCAACACAGGCAGTGATGTGGTTTTCTTGTCAAACAGTGGTGTTCGGTCATTGCTCAGAACCATTCAAGAGAAGTCTGCGCCTTTGCGGGACTTGTCTAAGAATGTGCGTGATGACTTGATGACGATTGTGAATGCTGAGACATTGGCAAACATCAAGGCGGTTTATTCAGAGTCAAATGCCTTCTACCTGATTAACTTCCCGACTGCCACACAGACCTATTGCTTTGATACCAAGGCGGCATTGCAAGATGGTTCTTCACGAGTAACTGTGTGGGATTCCATCACTCCAACTGCTTTCCTTGCTAAACGCAATGGAGACTTACTGATTGGCAAGAATGGTTATGTGGGCAAGTATGGTACTTATCTTGACCATACAAGCACATATCGATTGCAGTATTTCACCACCTATGCTGACCTGGGACAGCCCAATGTCACATCCATCCTGAAACGCATTGCTGTGGTGGTGATTGGTGGATCAAGTCAAGGCTTCATCATCAAGTGGGGATACGATTTCACGGGTCAGTATTACTCCACCACATTGCAAATTCCTCAGTCTACTGTTGCTGAATATGGGACTGCTGAGTATGGGGCAAATGGTGTTCCTGTTGCGTACTACTCAGATGGCATTTCTTTGCAAACTTTGGTTGGTCAAACATCAGGTTCTGGCAAGACTGTGCAGACGGGTTATGAAGTGCAGATCAATGGGTATCCTGTGAGTATTCAAAAGATTGAGATTCAAGCCAAGAACGGCAAACTGGTTTAAAGGAATTTGCGATGAACTACACGAAAACCACCAACTTTGCGGCTAAAGATGCTTTGTCGCCAGGAAATGCAAGCAAGGTTGTTAAGGGAACTGAGATTGATACTGAGTTCACCAACATTCAGACTGCCATTGCTTCCAAGGCAGATGGAACCTTCACCAACTTTAGCTTTGTTGAAAGCGGCTCTAATTTACTTATTCGTCATTCAGGAACTGATGTGATGAAGATTGACAGTTCTGGCAACCTGACTGTGTTGGGCAACATTGTGGCTAATGGCACTGTCTAATGGAAATCAAACCATTTTATTCTGGTAGGGGATACTACGACATCACCGCAGACAATGGTGAGAAGTATGTATTTGCCCCTCAAGAATTCGTAGAAAAGGGTTTTGTACAAGATGGATACCAGTGGTGGAATCCAGATTTTTTAACTCCAGGAGCACTGAGTACGGCATCTGCCTTTACTCTGCCAAGCGATTCTTCTTTAACAGCCGCAGCAAAATCACTTTACAAAGAGCCAACAAAAGGGCTTGTTTGGAAAGCAGATGATTTTAATAAGATAAATGCAGGTAATTTTACCGTTCAAGGATATGTACCAAGTGCTTCATATGGGGCAATTCAAGGATACACAATAAAAGATGGCGTTCCTTATTATGCTCAAGCTACACCCGATGGATCAGCTTACACCTTATTAGATAAGGCTGGACAAAGTGTAACTACTACGCTAACTTACACTAGAACTGGTGGCGGCGGTGGATTTTTAGCCGATTTAGGCAGAGAAATCTTAAAAGCTGGCCCAATTTTGCCAGCGGCATTAAATTTAGCGCTTCCTGGTCTTGGTACTGCTGTTGCTCTTGGAACTGCTGGTGGACTTGCCGCAACTGGCAGACCAGAAGCCGCACTGAGTTATGGAGCATCAGCGCTTGTTGGTC